GTCGGCGAGCTGGTTCATTTCCTCGGTGGTGACCTTGCCGTTCGCCCACACCTTCTGGAAGATCGAACCCATGTCGCCGAGGTCGGTCTTGGCTAGGGCCGCGGTGTTGGCGACGGTGGTGAGCGAGGCGGTCAGTTTCTCGCCGACCGGGATGCCGGATGCCAGGGCGTTGGCGGCGATGGTGGCCGATGCGTCGAGCCCGAACGCGGTGCCCTTGACCGAGGTCAGGGCTGATTTCATGATGCTGTCGATCTGCTCGGTGTTGTAGCCGAGGGTCTTGAGCTGAGTGTTGGCCTCGTCCAGCTTGAGCGCGCGGGAGAAGCCACCGGCCAGGGCGATTCCGCCGATCGCGGTGACGACACCGGCGGCGGTTCCGACGACGGCCTTACCGAGGGAGGCGACCCGGCCCAGGGTGCTCTCGGAGTCCTTGAATCCCTTGGCGAACTGTTTGGTGTCCGCCAGGACGGAGACAATGACGGTGTTCTTGGCCACGGCCGCGTCCTTCCGGTTTGAGGTGGGCCCTGGCCCCCGGGATCGACACCGGGGGCCAGGGGGCTAGTGCTTGCGTTTGCGGGCGGCGCGCGAGATCGCGTCCCGCTCGCCGAGGGTTAGCGCGTAGTAGTCGCTGGGCGACATGCCGACGTTCACGACGAACGACGCCATGACGTCCAGGCGGTCGCGCGCTAGTTGCTCGACACGAAAGGGTCGGCGGTCACCTCGCCGTCGTGGGCGTTCGTGATCTGCTCGGGCTCGGCGTCCTCGTCGATACCGAGGATGCGGTTGGCGTCGGCGAGGGTGAGGCCCTGGGCGTCGTTCCAGGTGAAGGTCGGAACGGAGCGGCGGTGCCAGACGAACGCGAGGGCGGCGAGGGCCAGGCCCTTGGGCTTGCTCTCGTCGCCGAACGCGGCGATCGGGAGACCGGAGAGGTCTTCCACCTTGGCAACCTCGCCGAGGGTGAGGGAGTTGATGTCGATCATGATGGGTTCCTTTCGGGGCCGGTTTAGGCCAGTTGGTTGTCGATCAGGAGTTGGTCAATGCCGCGCTCCAGGGCCGCGTAGACAGCGGCGTGTCGGGCCTGGAGGGCGTCGGTGAGGAAGGGTGGGGCGCCGATGTTGCGGGCGGGCCAGCCGTAGTGGGTGACTCCCGCGCCGGGGGCTCGGGCGCCACCGGCGCGGACGACGGCCTTGGTCTTGCCTCGGCCCGCGCGGAGCGTCGAACGGGTGGCGCCGGTGCGGACGGGGGCGGCGGCGCCGTCGATGACGATGGTTCCGAGGTGGTGCATGAGGGATCTCATGTCCTCGGATCGCGCGCCCGCGCGGGCCAGCTTGCGGGTGACGACACCGAGCCCGGTGACGCGGACGCGAACGCCCCCGTCCCGGTACTCGATGACGTCGGAGGCCATGTCAGGCCCCGTCGTCCATCACGGGCTCACCCGTGACGAGCCACTCGAATTCGAAGGTGAACGCGCCGGTTCCGGCCTCGCCGCCCAGGCTCGGCTTGGGGCCGATGGTGACGGTTCCGATGAAGTGGGGCTGTGAGGCGGTGGGTGTGGCGTTGCCGTGCGGGGCGAGGGTGAACGGGACGTCCTGGCCGGTGTTGGCCCAGACGTAGCGCCAGAACGAGTCCGCGGCGGTGGACTGGATCGCGGTGCCCTTGAGCTTGTGCTGGCGGGCGCCGCCCTCGGCCGCGTCGGCGAACGTGGTGACGTCGCTTTCGGCCTCGTCGTTGAACAGCTCGTAGCTGGTCATGTCGTGCCAGTAGTCGGTCCCCGGCGTGCCGAGGGTGAGGGCCAGCTTGGTCCCCTTGATACGGGTGGAACCCGCCATGATGGTCTCCTTACTTCGTGAGGGTGACGCCGGTGGCGACGTGGATGATGGTGGTGAGGTAGTTGGCGCCCTGGACGGCGTACATGAACGGTTCGGAGACCCGTTCGACGGTGAAACCGGCCTTGGTGAGCGCGTCGGCCTGGTATTCGATCTCGGCGTCCAGGCCCTCGGTGGCGTTCTGGTTCGATCCGGTGGCGCGGACCAGCCATATCTCCCAGGCGGCGGTGAGGGTGCCGAACGGGTCATCCGCGCGGCGCTCCAGATACGGGTCGGCGGGCGTGATGATCGCGGCGGGCGGGACGAGGCGATCGGGGACGTACTGGTGGACGGTCACGGGGTTTTCGCCGGGGGTGCCGTCGCCGTAGACGCCGTCGCCGTATTCGGCGTAGGCCTGGGTGACGACGTCGGCGATCGCGGCGCGCTCAGCGCCCAGGACGCTCACGCGAACCCCAGGCCGAGGTAACGGGTGAGGAGCGGGTAGACGCCCGTGAGGGGGTCGCGCGCGATGCGGACCGGTGAGGCGCCCTCGGGGGTGGCGAACTGCGTGATCCCGTTGGGGGCCTGGCGCCGGTGGAACAGCTCGGATCCCGCTTCCAGGTAGCAGCGACCCTTGACGTCCTCGGGGACCGTGGCGGTCCCGATCAGATCGTCCACCAGGGCCACGGCGGTCCCGTAGCAGGTAGCCGCGAACTCGGCGTCGGCCTGGGAAGCGCCGACGTAGGTGAGGAGCTTGGCCGCACCTTCCGAGAAGTCGCGGGTCTCTCCGAGCTGTTCCACCATGGGGCTCAGCTCCCGGCGGGCGCGGCGGGGAGCTGCGCGACGATCGGCAGGATCGCGTCGGGGATCTCGGTGGCCAGGCTGGCGTAGTAGTACAGGCCGAAGCGCTTGGACAGGTTGACGATGTTCTCGTCTGCCAGCTCGGTGATCGAGCCGTTGTACTGGCGGATCGCCTCGCCGTTGACCATGGCGGCGCCGGGGGTGGCCTGCTTGAGGTTCACGCGGACCGTGACGCCCGCGAGATCGCCGCCGAGGGCCTTGGGCGAGATATCGCCGACCGTGTTGACGCCGGTTCCGGATACGCGCATGAGCGGGCGTCCGTCCGTGCCGTGGAGGCCCGCGAGGGTCTTGAACACGGTCTTGTCGGCCACGATCGCGTCCAGGCCGAGGCCGAGGTCCAGGAACTTCTCGGCGCCGTCCACGATGCCGCCGATCCAGGCCAGGTAATCGTCCTGGTCGGCGACGACGATGACGCGGTCCCGGTTGGTCTTGTTCGCGTTCACGACGCCCTGGTAGTGGGCGCGGAGGACGGCGGCCTTGCGCTGGGAGGCGCGGAGCGCGAGGGCGCGGAGGTGGAGGTTGAGGACGTTGACGTTGGTGGTCCGCTCGATCTTCTGGCGGCTCAGCTCGACGTGGCCGCCGTAGGTCTTGATCGGGGCGTGTTCGACGTCGAGGGTGATCGATCCCTTGGCGAGGTCGTCGCCCTCGTTGACCTGCTCCTCGACCTTGACGGTGTCGGACTCCAGGACGCCGTATTCGAGCTGGAGGCCCTTGGACGGGAGCGTGCCGGTGGAGAAGATGTCGGCGAGGGGGTTGGGCGCGTCGATCAGGCGGATCGTGTCTCCGACCCACTGGGGGGTCAGAATGCCGTCGTCGGACGTGCCACCGGTGTACTCGGCGCTGTACGCGCCCTCCACCATGGCCTCGTACTCGCGGACGGTGTCGGCGTCGTTGGCGGCGAGGGCGCGGAGCCATTCACCGGCCGATCGGTCGTCGGCGACCGCGGCGGTCGCGGCGCCCTGGGCGGGGAGCATGGCGATCGTGCGCTGGACGTCGCTCAGGCCCTCGCGGAGGGCGGCGATCTCTTCAGGGTCCATCTGGAGTTCCTTTCGGGGTGCGGCCATAGCGGCGGCGGGGATGGGTGCGGGTGCCGCGGCGCGGCCCGCGTGGGCGTACATGCTGAGGTCGTAGACGTTGGAGGCGGCGGCGACCTTGTCGGAGTCGAGGCGGTCGGCGAGGCCCGCGGCGACGGCCTCGGCGGCGCTGTACCAGGTCTCGGCTTTCATGAGCGCGCGCCAGTCCTCGGGCTTGCCCCCGGCCTTGGCGGCGTACATGGCCGCGATGTTGTCGCTGATGCGGTCCAGATCCTCGGCCGCGGCGGACATGTCCTCGGCGTTGCCGATCGCGAGGCCCCAGGCGTCGTGGATCATGATTTCGGCGTTCTCGCCCATCACCACCTCGTCACCGGCGCACGCGATGAAGCTGGCGGCGCTGGCGGCGAGGCCGTCCACGGTGACGACGACGCGGGCGGCGTGCTGACGGAGGGCGTTGCGGATCGCGATGCCGTCGTACACGCTCCCGCCGGGGCTGTTCACGTACAGGTCGATCGTGTCCACGTCGAGGGCGCGGATCTCGGGGACGAGAGTCTGGGCGTCGATGCCGTCCCAGTAGTCACCGATGACGCCGTAGAGGTGGACCGAGGCGCGGCGCGGGTCGGCGTCGGCGTTGCGGATCTCGTAGCGCGAGGTGGTCGCGGCGGCGAGGCGCGCGAACCGGTCGCGGGCGGCGCGGGGAAGCTCAGGCATCCGTGTTCTCCTGGGGTGCGGGCGCGGCGGGCGCGGGCTTGCGCTCGCGCATGGTTTTGCGCTGGGCGTCGGTGAGAGGTGCGCGGTTCTCGATCGCGCGGACCTCGTCGTCCGTGAGGAACCCGGCATCCAGGGCGGTCTTGTGCGCGAGGTAGCGGGTGGTGGTGTCGGCGCGTAGGAGGGCCTCAATGTTGAACTTCGCCCGCTGGCGTCCCGGGAGGAGGGAGGACAGGGCCTCCTCGATCTCGACCAGGTAACCCATGAGGGTGAAGCGGACGTAGGCGAGCCAGTCCTGTTCCACGTTCGAGTACGTCTGGCTGTTGCCCTCGACGGCGGCGAGCATGAGGGATGCCGGGGTGCCGAACATGCGGGCGATCGAGGTGACGTTGAACTGTTGCGCCTCGATGAACTGGACGTCCTTGGGCGAGAGGAACACGGGCGTATAGCTCAGGCCCTGCCCGAGCACGGCCACACCGTTCTTGGCGCCCGCGGTTTCGTTCCACGATTGCTTGGCGGTCTTGGCCTGTTCGGGGTTGAGGATCTGGTCGCTCTTGAGGATGCCGTTGGGCTGGCCACCGGAGTCCAGCCAGTTCGCCGCATAGTCGCGGGTGTCGATCGCGCCGCGGAGGTCGGGCTGGGCGGCCTGGATCGGGCCGAGCCCGTAGGCGGTGCCGGGGACGCGGAGGAGCGTGAGGTGCTTGACGCGGGCCTTGGCGAGATCCCGGCCGCGGTAGGTGTAGCCGGTCACCTGGCCCTCGCGGTTGGTGGAGATCCGCACGTCCAGGGGGTTGAGGATCGGCAGGGCCGAGGGGGCGAGAATGTCGCCGATGATCTCGTAGTAGCAATTCCCGGTTGAGGCCAGGGACACGATGGACTGTTCGATCCAGGTGGACCGCGACATGGTCGGGTCGGGGCGACGGGTGAGATCGTGGTCATCGATCTGGAAGCCGTTGCGGTAGGTGTCGATCGAGAGTTGTTTCCCGGCGATCGCGTGGATCTGAATGGCCCGGTAGACCATGGGAAGGGCCAGGGCCTCGGCGACGGAGACCCCGCGGCCCAGCTCGGCGCGGCTGGGGGCTTTCATCCCCGTGTCGGCCGCGGCGTCGCCGGTGGCGTCGGCGGTGGTGCCGTTCCACCAGTTCTTGAAGCTCTCGATGCGTCCCACGGGGATGAGCTTGTGGGCGAGATCTCGCGAGGCGGTAAGCGCGAAACGCGCGGCGGTTCTAGGTGGTTCGCGGTAATTCGTACCTAGAAAATCTGTGTGGGGACGTCCTGCTGTGTCTCGGCGAGGTGGACGGCGAGGACGTGACCCATGACGCCGTCGATCTCTACCGAGCTGTTCACGCGGGACACGCGGAAGCCGTCGCCGATGTTCTTGCGGACCGCGCGCGGGATCTGGAGCGACATGAGCGCCTGGCCCGGATGCTTGATCTTCTGCTGGATGACCTTGGCGAAGAACAGCGACGAACCGTTGAGGACGTCGGCCTGGGTGCAGATCGTGACGGGGAGCCCGCGCATTTCCAGCTCTTTCCCGAGGTCGCGGAGAATGTAGCCGTCCATGCCGTAGGTCCGGGGGTTGTGGCGCGAGAGGGCGACGCACACGTTCGCGAGTTGCGAGAGGCTGGGCTTGACGAACGACGCGACGAGATCGACGTAGGTGGAGCCGTCCGGGAGCTTCGCGGCGACGGTGATGGAGGCGTAGCCCCAGTCGGGCGTGCGCTCGACCACGAAGGTCGGTTGGACGCCGGTGGGGAACGGGTCGCGGGTGAAGCACTTGGCCCAGGACTCGACCGGGATGAACGCGGATTCACTCTTGACGAACCGGTTGAGTCGATAGCGGATCGCGTCGGACTCGGGCATGGAACGGACCTCAGTGATCGCGTTCTCCAGGTCAATCCGGCCGGATGCGACCGAGGGGTTCGCGTGCGCGAGGTAGCGGCCCAGGGTCTCGTCGTCGTCGGGACGACGCGCCTCGGGCGCCTCGTAGACGAAGAACCCGAAACGCCCTTCCTCGCCGGATGCCAGGGCCGCGTCGCCCTGCTCGTAGAGGTGTAGCAGTAGCTCGGAGTCCTCGTCCCCGGCGGTGGTGATCCCGACGACGAGACAGTTCGGGCGACCGCCGAGCCCGTTGACGAGGTCGAACCAGAGGGCGCGGGCGAGGATGTGCAGCTCGTCTACCAGGCCGACGTCGATGGGGATGCCCTGGAGGGCGGCAGACTTCGCGGCCTTGATCTCGTAGGCGCCGCCGTCTTTAGTCTGGATGCCGCGGGTTTCGGTGAGGGCCTTGAACTTCTTGGCAAGCTCGGGCGTCCCGCGGATCGCTTGCATCGTGCGCTTGTACACGAGTCGAGCCTGTTCGGCGCTGGAGGCGAGGCCGACGACGACGGGCGCGATTTTCATGAGGAGCGCCCAGAGGCCGATCATGGCGGCTATCTCGGTCTTACCGTTCTGGCGACCGAGCGACACGACAACCTGGCGCCACCGGAGCTGGCCCGCTCGGCGGTGGCCGGGGGGATATAGCTCCAGGATCGCGCGGACCAGTGCCAGTTGCCAGTCCTCGGGGCGATAGCCGAACGCGCGGATCCAGACGAGGATGAACAGCTTGGCGTAGCCGTCGAACGCGCTGGGGAAGTCGGGTGAGAGTGGCGGCGTCCAGCGCGTCGGGGGCCACGCCGGAATGTCGGCGTAGGGCTGGTCAGCCACGCCAGACCCCGGGGTTCTGCTCGAACATATCGAGGATCTGCTGGCCCTCGGTCTTGGCGCCGCCAGATCCGCCCGAGCCGCCGGGTCCGCCGGGGCGGCGCTGGAGGAGCGCGCGGTGGACGAGGGTGAACTGGGAGATCAGCGCGGCTTGGAAGCTCCCCCCGTCCAGCTCACGGGCGATCGAGTAGAGCGCTTTGATCTGCGGGCGGTCGGCGGCGGTGAGCCAGTCGGCCTCGGCCTCGAAGTCGCGAACGGATTGCGTCCAGGTGGCCTCCTCGGTCACCCCGTGCTCGGCGTCGGCCGATATTTCGGCGTTCTCGTCGGCGGTCGGCTCGATCTCGTCGGTCATGTCTGTTTCCTCAAATATTTCCTGGTCAATCGGTAAAAACCAGAGCTGGGAGCGGGGTGATTCGGGGTCAGCCAGAAAAGCGGGGCGGCATCCGGTCAGGTCAGGCCGTCCAGCCAGACCGGGTTGAACCAGGGCATTCGGACCATGAGCTTGGCGCCCTTGCGACCGTTGTCTGATCGGCATGCGGCGACCAGGTTGGACTCGACGTCCTCGCCGCCCATGTCCTTGGGGATGATGTGATCGGCTGTTGCATCACTGCCCTCCAGGGCCTTGCCGCAGTAGACGCAGATCCATCCATCACGGTCGAGGACACGGAGGCGCAGGGCGTCCCACTCTGGGCCTCGGCTGGATTGCTGGCTCACTGGGAGGCCCCGCGTAGAGCGGCCTCGACGTCGGCCCTGTCGAACCGGCGATCGCCTCGCTTGCCGAGGGTGCGGGTGCAGGGGATCAGCTTGTCGTCGGCCCACTTCTGGACGGTCCTGGTGGTGACGCCGAAGATGCGGGCCACCTGGGCCGTTGTGAGCTTGGGGGCTTCGCTCATCTGGTCGGTGCTCATCGGTCCTCGCTCATCCATTGGCGTTCAAAGGCTTGGTAGGTGGTTCGGGGGTGGCGTTGCCAGTGATCGCGCAGTTCCTCGCTGGCGTATGCATACGCATAGATATGCGGACCCATGAACAGCGATCGCGGCTCGACGCCCTTGGCGATCCCGCGGGCGTTCAGCATCCGGTCGTTGCACTCGGCGGCGGCTCGCTCGTAGGCGGCGTCAACCGCCAGCTCGTAGTCCGCTCGGCACTCTCGCCAGGCGGCGAAGCCCTCGGCGATCAGGGCGCTCATCGGATCACGCCGTCGGCTCGGAGGGCGGCGAGGCAGTCGGCGCACTTGACGCGGGCGAGGTTGGTGACGGCTCGGTCCTTGCGACGGCGTCCGCAGTAGAGCCGGTCGGTTCCCCGCTTGCCGGGGGCGTGCGCTACCTCGTCGGCAGACGTCGAGATCGGGGGCACGGAGTACCCGGGGAAGGTCATGCTTGCACCCACTCGGCAAACTGGGCCGCGGGGACGTTCCATACGCCGCCGCCGTTGACCTCGCGGATGACGGCGACGCGGCCCCGCGGCGCGTCGAACTGGCGCAGTAGCTCGAAGGGCTCGCCGGTCTTGGGGCTGTATCGGGTGTCTCGGTCGGTCATCGCTTCCCTCGGCGATCACGGACGGCGAAGACGGCGACGGTGCTCCAGAGGATGACGGCGCTCGGGAGCCAGAACCAGAGGGGCAGGGTGTCGGTCATCGGTAGGTCTCCCAGATGAAGGTGCGGTAGGCGCGGATCTTGGCCAGCTCGCGCTCGGCGGCGATCGCGACGGCGTCGGCGACGTCGAGGGTGATGAGGCCACGAAGGGCGGCGCGGGCGGTTTCTTCGCACTGAACAGCGCTGGCCAGGACGTACTCGCGGGTGGGCGGCGTGTTCCACAGCCACGCCTCGGTGCGCAGTTCGGATGCGGTGTCGTAGAGGGCGTTGGCGGTGGCGAGGTTGTCGGTGAAGCTCACGTGGCACTTGCAGGACTGGCAACCACCGGATGCGTCGCACGCCCCGTGCTGGCCGTCCTTGCAATCGAGGGATACGGTCATCGTCTGGCCCCTGGCCTTTCGGCTGTGATTGATGGTGAAGGAAGGTGAAGGGTTGGGAGATCTGGCCCCCCCTACGTCGATTTACGAGCGCGGGAGGGGCTGTGATCGACGGAGCCAGGCGGAGCCAGGGCGGTCGAACGCGGCGCACGCGGTGAGGCGTGCCACGGACGGGACTATGCGACGGAGGGGTGTATCTGGGAGGTGAGCGCCCGGTCATGCCTTGACCGCTCGCCCCCGTCGCTCGGGGCCACATCTTGTTTCGCGGTAGCGTCCCGCGGGTCTCGCCCGGTCGCGGCGTCGCGTGGTGTGAAGTTGGCCCCGCCCCCGTCTGTGGGGCAGGGCCTCGGGTGAGCCTCGGGTGGGCTGAGCAACGGTGATCACGAGGCCAGCGCCTCGATCTCGGATGCCTCAAAGAGGAACTGGCCGCGGTAGCCAGGGACGCGGATCGCGGGGGTGATTTCCCCCGCCTCGACGCGCCTGGTCAGCGTTGACCGGCTGATGCCAAGGCGCGCGGCGGCCTCGACGGTCCCGATGAAGTCATGCGTTTGCACGAGTTCGACACTCGCACGACTACATCGCTAGATCGTGCATTTACACGACTTGCGGCGTGTCGTGCATTGAATGACTAGGGGAGGGTGGGCGTGTCGGGCGTTGCACTAGCTAGCGCATTCTGCCAATGTCGAGCTATGACCATGCAGCCCATGACAGATCCGCGCTTCGTGATGGAGTTCCAGGACCGCCTGGCGCTCGCTCTCCGACGCTCGGGGCAGAGCGTCCAGGAGATCGCCGACGGCATCCAGGTTCATCGGAACACGGTGAGCGCGTGGATCAATGGCCGCAATCGTCCTCGTGCGCGCGACCTCAAGGCGTTCGCCATGGCCACGGGATACCCCGCGAGCTGGCTGGAGACAGGCGAAACGCCGCCCCCCAGTGGTGATGGAGGCGGCGCTGATGGGTGGGCCCCGAGGGGCTCGAACCCTCGACCCGCGGATTATCGGTCCGTCGTTTCACTGCCGACCGCGCGCCCGCTCAGGCTCGCGTCCTAGCCACAGGTCTACTCGCCCGAACGCGGCCGGGCCGTTGACGACGCGCCCAGGGATCCGGGGGGATTCTTTGGCGGGTCGGTCGCACGCGCGCGACGCGCGGGGTTCGTAGCGTCGTTAGAACGATCGAAACTTAGGGGTCAGCTATGAACTGGAACAGTGCGCGTCTGCGCTATGTGGCGCATGAACGGGCGGCGGCACGGGCTCAGCGGACGATCGAGAATCGGATGGAGCTATTGGAGCGCGTGGAGCGCGCGTCGGGGACGACGTCGCCCTTGGACGTGACGCCCGACCATCTCCTGGCCTACATCGGCCGCGGCGTCGTGGCATCGAGCATGCAACGCGAGGGGTCGGATCTGCGCTCCTTCTTTGGGTGGCTCCAGGCGAAGGGCCACCGGGAGGACAACCCTGCCGACGAACTACCGCGGGTGCGGGTGCCGCGCGGCCGACCACGCCCGTTCACGCTCGACCAGATCGAGCGGATGCTGGCGACCGGTTCCTACTTTCGGACGCGCGTGATGATCCTCCTCGGCTACCTCCACGGGCTCCGCGCGCACGAGATCGCGAAGTTCCACGGGCGTGACGTGGACCGGGACCGGATGCAATTGAGGGTCGTGGGGAAGGGGGCCAAAGAGCGTTTCGTGCCGATCCAGCCGCTCCTCGCCGCCGTTCTGGACCAGCTTCCGCGCGATGGGTATTGGTTTCCCTCACGGGCCTCCCGCCGCGCGACGTCGCCGCACATTGCCCCCGGGTCAGTGTCGGATCTCCTGCGCCAGGCGAAGCTCCGGGCGGGCATCCACGAGCGGAACCGGACGGGTCACTCTCTGCGCCATTCGTTCGCGACTCACCTGATCCTCAACGGCGCCGATATCCGCGCCGTCCAGGAGATGCTTGGGCACGCCTCGCTGGCGTCCACACAGATCTACGCCGGGGTCACGGACGAGCACCTGGCCCGCGAGGCGGCAAAGATCCCGAGCGTCCACGTTCCCATGGCCAGCGGACGCGGGTCGCGAATGGCCGCATAGCCGAGTTTCGAACAAAACCCCCGGTTTTGGAGGTTCCGTCAGCTGCGCCGGCGGCGAGCTCGGGACCAAAACCGGGGGTTCTGTTCGATTATGGTGGTTACCAGGCTTGTTCGGCGGCGATCGTTTCGGCGCACTCGGCAGAGCACGCCCAAGTCTCACCGGCGGCGCGGATCGCTCTGTGACGTCCGACGATGCGCGGGCATCCGCCGCAGGTCACCAGCGCGGCGCCGTCCGCGCGGCCGAGCCACCGGGCGATGCGGTAGCCGCGGGCCTTGAACTGCGAGACACCTGTGGTCAGTGCGGCGAGACCACGGGTTACGGCAGAGGGGCGCGCCGGTGAATCAGACATTCCCGCGAACGTATCACTCCCGGGGGACGTTGGCCTCGGCGAGCGAGGCCGCAGGGGTGCCGAGAACGGTCCCGCCGAGGCCGATCCACAGGGCGACCTCGTCGGCTGTCATGAGGCCGTAGAAGACGACGATGGGGCCGCCCGCGATGACGATGCGGAAGATCCACCGGCGGACCTCGGGTCGGGGAATCCAGCGGTTCGGGGTGGTCGTGGCCAGGTCGCGGGCCTGGGCGCGGGTGGTGGGCTGGTCAGTCATGAGGTGCCTTTCTTTCGGGGGTGGGTGATCTCCAGTTCCTCGAGCGTGGTGAGGCGACCGCCGAACGCGCGAAGGTCGCTCCGGATGCCGCCTATGTCCTTGCGGACCTCCTGGAACATGCGGATCGTTTCGGCGTGTCGGCCGTCGTTCTCCTCGCGGAGGTTGGGGGATTCGGGGTGGTGGTTGACCACCTGGGCGCGCGTGGCCACGGTGTCCTTGCTCACCTTGCGGAGGGCAAAGACACCGGCGCCGAGCGCGGCGACCATCACGGCTTGAACGGCCGCGATGAGCGCGAGGGTCACGTTCTCGCTCACATGCCCTCGACGGCCTGCCGGAGCTTGTCGATCGACCAGTCATCCTCGAAGTTGATCTGGGGAATCTTGGCGTAGGGCTCCGTGGGGTTGTAGCCGACGCCGCCGAGCTGTACGGCTCGGGGCTTGGCGCTCCCCTGCGGGACGATGAGGTAGTAGGCGGCTCGGACGCGTGCGATCCAGATCATTTCGTGGTCACTTCCTAGGAGTTGTGCGATGGGAGGGGTTTGGGCGGTGTTGGCGGCGGGGGTCGGGTCTCGGGTGAGATCTTCGAAGTCGACGGTCTGGCGGTAGCTCAGTCCTCGCCGGGTGCGTCGCGTGACGTGGACGTGGGGGGCGTAGTACCAGTCGCGGCCGAAACCGGATGCTCCGGAGAGCGCCAGGCCTCGCTGTCCTCGTCTGAACCGGAAGCCGACGCTGACGAGGATCTGCGAGAGGTGGATCCAGTCGATTACCTCGCCGTTGTCGAGGAGGAAGGTGATTCGACGTCCCTCGGCGCCACCGTTGTCGTGGTCCACGCCGATCACGACGCCGTCGAAGGGTGCGCGAAGGTCGGTGCCGTAGGCGGTCTTGTAGTCGGTCCCCGGCTCGGCGCTGTCCCGATCGAGGTGGTCCTGTCGGTTGTCGGAGACCGCTACGTCGGCCGGGGTGAGGTAGGTAGCCATGAGGGATCAGCCAGCGATGCCGAGGAGGGGGGCGAGGTACGCGGTGTACTGGTCGCGCATGAGGGCCTGGCCGGTGCCGATCGCGCCCTTGGTGGGGTGTACGCCGTCCGGGTCGATCAGGTCGTCCCACTGGGATTCGTGGGCCATGAACGCCTCGTGAACCGGGATGTAGCCGAACCCGCGACGCTCTGCCCATTCGGCCAGTGCGACATTGCGGTTCCGGTGCGCGGTGAGCACGCTCACGGCGATCGGCGATCGCTCGGGGTTCTGCGATGCGAACACCAGGCCGGTCTCCGGTTGTGCCTGGAACAGCGCGTCCACGAACTCGCCGACGCGGGTGAGGTAGGTCGCCGATGTGATGCCGCCGTAGTTGTGCGAGGAGCACGCCATGAGGAGGTCGAGGGGCGTGGGGTAGAGGGTGGCCAGGCGGTCTTTCTGGTACTGGAAGGTCTGGCTGGCGCGGCATCCGATGTAGACGGTGAGAGTCTGCTGGCGGGCGGTGCCGGGGTCGCCCGCCCAGAATCGCGTGAGGCGGTCGCCCGCGTTGGAAGTCCCACCCTTCTGGAATCCCACGTTCGCCCCGCCGGTGCTCTTGCTGAGCGCGGTGAGGTCGGCGGCGGTGAGCTGGGCGCCCTCCAGTCGGCGGCCGTTGACCGCGGCGTAGGTGTAGTTCCCCGCGCGGGCCTCGATCCGGTAGGTACCGTTTGCGGGGACGTCGGAGGTGAACTCGGAGATTGTGGTCTGGACGCCGCCGATGATCTTGTCCAGGCGTGCGGTGAATGTGGCCCCGCCCGCGTGTCGGGTGATCCGGACCCGCACGGCGTTGGAGAGGTTGATGAACCGCGGGTAGAACGTCATCGACACGTCACCGGTCGGGGTGGTCGCGTTCGGGACCAGAGTCGCCTCGATGAGGCGATCATTGTTGGACACGGTGGGGTGCAGGATCGCGCCGTTCGGCAGGTTGCTCGTGGCCACGGCACCCGCGCCGTCCACGGTCCAATCCAGGGCGGCGTCCGACCCGTTCGACCCCCACGCGGACCCGGCCTCGCTCGGCGTCGCGCCGATGATGTCGGCGGCGGTGTAGGTGAACCGGTCCTCCACGAACCGCGGCGGGCGGTCAGCCGTGGGGTAGCCGTTCTGGATGGTCTCCACGGTGTTGTAGGTCCCGGCCTCGGTGGCGTCGCGATACACGACGATGCGCGTGTTGGGGAACTTGGTGGCCAGCCAGAGGGTGGTGAGGTAGGCGTACTCGGTGGTTTCGTTGCCGAGCGAATCTCCCGCGAAACCGAGGGTGGCGTCTCGCTGTCGCGCGAGGAGGCGGGCCGCGAATCGGCGCCCGCTGTCCACCTGGCGGGCGCTCACCTCGCCGTCCACGGCGGCGTCGATCGCGGCGACCAGGGCGCGGGTGGCGTTGGCCGAGGGGTCGGCGAGGATCGCGGCCATTTGGGCGTCAGTGAGGCCTTGCGCGGCGCTGACTCGGCGCACCACTTCCTGGAGGGCAGTGTTGAGGATGGTTCCCCAGTCGCGGGTAACGCCCGGAACGGGGAGGACAATGGGGTCGGACATGGGTGGGCTTCTCCTAGAGCTTCTGCAGGGTGAGGGTGGTCATCCAGCGCGTGGGCTGGACGTCGTGGGTGAGACCGACGATCTGGCTGTCTTGGGCGACGCCGCGATAGATGATGCGGATGCGCTGGCCGATCTCCAGAGCGACGAGGGCGGCGAGATCTTGCTGGGCGTTCCAACGGATCTCGGAAACGAACAGCTCAGGCTCGGTGTGGTCCGCGAGGAGGAGCTGGAGGCGGTCGGCGGCGGCCTGGTCGTAGGGCTGGGCGTTCCAGAGGTTGACGTCCAGGCGGGTGGAGAGGACACCGAAGCGGGCCTGGGAATCGTCCTCGTTGGCAATGATCGTGTCGTTCTGTTCCAGGCCGTCCTCGCCGATGCCGTAGTTGGTCGCCTCGATGCGGTTGACGGTGCCGAGGGTGTCGTAGCCCGCGGCGATGTCCACGAATTCGAGGACGCCGTCACCGCTGGCATCGGCGAAGACGGCGGAAATGGGCAGGGTGGCGGCGGGTGCGGCGAAGCGCGTCACCCCGTCCTTGGCGACGTACCAGGTCGCGCCGACTGAATTGCACGCGAGGTCGAAATGATTGGCCAGGTTCGACTCGTAGACCGTGTTCCGTAGGCGCTGGCGGTAGTCAGAGCTGAGTTCTGTGACGGTGATTCCGTGGAACGCGACACGCTCGGCCTCGGCGTCCGCGGGAGCGGGCTGGAGGGCCGCGGCGAGGACGATCTGGACGAGGGCGGAGGTACCGGTGGCGATGAACTCGACCCAGGGAAGGGCGACCGTGGCGGACGGCTCAGGAAGGGTCATGGGCGCGGCGGTGATGCCGTTCGCGGAGAGGGCGAAGGTGATGGCGCGGGTGTCGCCGAAATCGTCGTAGAGGCCGGTCATGTTGGCGCGGACGCGGTAAGACTTGCCGGGAGTGAGACCGGTGAGAGTGCGACAGATGCCGATGGTGTACTCGGGGACGACGTCGCCGGTCCCGGTTCCGATGGACTCCAGGTAGAGGGCGTCGAGACCGTTCAGGGTGCCGCGGCGGATGCCGTCGGCAGTGAAGTAGGCGAGGCTGGCGGGCTTGCCGCTGGCGCGGGTCCAGCCGTCGAGGTCTCCGGAGGAGAGTATGAGCATGACGTCCCGCGCGGAGCTGTAGGCATTGACGCCGCCCTCGGTGCGCGCGGCCACGCGCGCCCAGTAGCGGCGTCCTCCGGGGAGCGCGGGGACGTCGGCCTGGCGGACGTCGCCGACGTCGATCTGTGTGGCGATCGTGGCGAAGCTGTCGGACGTGGACACCTGGATGCGGTAACCGGTGAGGCCGCTGGTCTCGTCGGGCGGGGTCCAGGTCGCGCGGAGGGCGTCGCCGATCTGAGCCCAACCGACGAGGGCGGGCGCGGCGAGGCCTGGGGTGCCGTAGACGCCGTCAGACCAGGGGGACCATCCGACGCTGTTGCGCGCGCGGACCTGGAACAGGTAGGTCCGTCCGGGGGTGAGGCCGGTGACGTCGTGGACGGGTCCGCTGTTGCTGGTGAAGATCTGCCCGCTCTGGTCGACGGGTGAGGCGACGAACTGGAATTCTTCGATCCCGGCGCCCATGTTGTCGGGCCATGCGCTGTTTACGCGGACGCTGGTGGGCGTGTAGTTGTCCAGGTAGCCGCTGGTGGGCTTCTCGGGGGTCTTGGGGATGCGCGGGAGGTCGATCCGAGATCCCAGCGACGTCGCGCCGAGCATGTCGAAGTTGGCCCACGCCTCGATCGAGAAGCTTTTGAACCCGTTCCACTCGTGCTCAATCCAGGTCTCGCCGGATGCCAGGAGGAAGTTTTGGCCGTTGCGGAAGTCGAAGCCGTTGCCGTAGAACTCGTGGACGAAACGCCCGTCGAGCTTCATCCAGCGGTGGGCCTGGCCCTGGAATGAGTAGGTGTAATCGCCGCCGGTCTTGTCGATCCAGAGTTGCCAGCGGACGAGGGAGCGGTTGGCCTCCTGGCGTCCGGTGTACTCGACGTATTCGCGGAGCTGGAAGCTACGCCCGGGGAATCTCGAAGTAGCCATTAGAGGGCGTACACCTCCCGGGGAAGACCGGACGCGGGCACCTCGATGGGGGTGCGGGCACTCTCGGCTAGTCGGCTGATACGGTCCTCGAAGGTCTCGTAACCCTCGGGCGCGCGCACGCCGTAGCGGGGTGTCTTGACGTGGTCGGCGACCGCGTCGGCGACGGTGACAGTGGTGACAGCTCGGTACTCGCCGCGCGCACGATCGAGGGGGTACGAGGCGCCGATGGATGCGACGACGCCGGTGTAGATCTCGTCGCCGTCCACGGAGCCCCGTACGGGCATACCGGGGGCCAGGTGGCCAC